ACTAATATAATGTTTGATAAAAGATTTAGAGAAATGTTGATGATGGACTATGCAACTAAAAACCAAAACACAGGTATTTTAGGAGATACTAATAATGTTAGTAGCGGTTTATTAGAAAACACAGGTGGTTTTTTTGGTAATTTAGGTAACATAAATCCAAACATTTTATTAGGTGCTAATATTGTGGGGCAAGGCATACAAGGTAAAGACCCATTTAGTTCTTTCTTACCGGCCGTTCAAGAAACAGGTAAAATTCAATCTAACTTTATGCAAATGGAAGAAATGAAAAGAAAAATGGAAGAAAACAAAAAAGCTAGAGCTTTAGCTGAAAAACAAAGAAATTTCTTTGAAGCCCTACCTGACGACCACCCATTTAAAGATATAGCAAAAGCATTTCCAGATAAAGCTGCTGCAGGAATTATAAATATGGAAATACAACAAATTACAGAAAATGCAAAAGATGCTAAAGATGCTTTAGCTAGAGCAGATAAATTAAAAGAACAAATTTCAAAAGACGAACAAACTTTCTTCAAAAATTATAATGATGATAAACAAGTAGAAAATTTTAATGAATCAACTGTTCAACTTAAAAAAATGTTAGCGGCATTAGAACAAAATACAGGTGCCGGTGATGTAGCAGCTATTTTTGCATTTATGAAAACACTAGACCCTAATTCCGTTGTAAGGGAATCAGAATTTGAAGTAGCAGAGGGTACAGGTGGTTCTACTTTTTTAAGTTTTGAAAAAGCATTTCAAAAATGGCAAAAACTAAAAACAGGTGAAAGATTAACAGAAAGAGAAAAACAAAACTTTAAAAATGCTGCAATAGCATTTCATAATTCATCAGAAGGTGCAATTGATAATATTAGATCCGGTTATGAAAAAGTAGCGGCAAACAAAGGATTAAATATTGAAAATATATTTGTTGATAGTGATTTAAGACCATTATTTATTAATGAAACAATTTCAGATCAAACTGCAGATATGACTTCAACAACTGTTACAGGTAGATTACCTAAAGGAACAAGATTAGTTGATTATGCAAACGGAGAATATTTCTTTAAATTACCAAATGGAAAAATATTTAAAATTAAAGGTTAATCATGGCAACAACTTTAGAATATGTTAATGAATTACCAAGTCAAAGAAAAAAAGAATTAGTTACATTAGAAGAAGTTCCAAACAAAGTAAGATTTCTAGTCGAAGCCGCACCTAATATGGCTTCAAAAGTAGCTACACTTCAAAAATTTTATGTTGATGTAAAACCTTTAGAGGGTAACAATTTTATAGTTACCGATAAAGACGGAAACAGATTTCAATTAGATAATAAAAATAAAACAAATTTAGCGGACGCAATAGATTTAGGTAAAGAAGCTGCGGAATTAGTAGGTTCTATATATGGTGCAGCAAAAGGCGGTGTTGCTGGAAGTGTTGTACCGGTAGTAGGAACAGCAGGTGGTGCAATAGTAGGATCTGGAGTTGGTATGGCAGCCGGAGCTGAATTGTTTGAAAGAGTTGGCCAAATGTATGGTGCTGAAATTTTAAGAACTAACAAAGAATGGGCAGCACAAAGGGGTACGGATTTTGCTTTTGGTTCAATAGGACAAGCGGTGGCACCATTATTATTAAAACCTTTAAAAGGTGCAATAACAGGTTTTGGTAAAACAGGTGTTGCTACAAGTAAAAGATTATCAGATTATATAGACGCTGGTGTTACACCTTCTTTAGGACAAGTAACACAAAAAAGAGGTATGCAAACAGTTGAATTGTTATTAGGTAATTTTCCAGGAAGTTCAGGTAAAATAGCAGCTGTTGCTGGAAATGCACAAAAACAATTAGGCGATAAAGTTTTATCTACCGCAAAAAGTTTAATAGGAAAACCTGTTATTCCAGATGAATCAATAGTTGGTAGAGCATTAAAAAATTCTATTGATGGTGTAAATAATACTCAAAGTTTTGTTGGTTTATTTAATTCTAAAGCAGGAACATTATTTGGTAAATTAGATAAATACATAAAATCAGATGCTTTAATTGATTTATCAAAAGCTAAAGGTAGTACAATTAATACTATTCGTTCTTTAGCTGACGATATTCCAGGTGCCAAAAATGTAGGCGATCAACTTAAAAGCCCTTTTATAAGTGATTTATTTGAAAACATAACAAAAGATATTACCAAAAACGGAGAACTTCCTTATGCTGCTGTAAAAGCTATTAAACAAAAAATAGGTAAAAAAATGGCTTCTTTTGATTTAATACCTGATGTAGAAAAAGGACAACTTAAATTAATTTACAAAGCGTTAAGCGAAGATTTAAAAATAGCAGCTAAAAAATATGGTGGCGATAAAGCTGTAAAAGAAGTTATTAATGCTAATAAATTTTATAGTAAAGGATTACAAAGAATAGAAGATTATTTGCAACCAATAGTAAATACAGCAGATCCTGATAAACTTGTTATGTCTTTATTAAGTTCCGGTAAAGAAGGTGCAACTAGACTTAACGCTGTTAGAAATTCTTTAGCAAAAGTAAATAAAGCTACGGCAAACGATAATTATAAAATTTTAGTATCAAACATTCTTGAAAGATTAGGCCGTATGCAACCGGCTCAAACATTTGGCGGCGACACCGTAATGACTGCCGGAAGATTTTCTTCGGAAACTTTTTTAACTAATTTTAGTAAATTATCAGAAAAAGCTAAAGATACTTTATTTAGAAATGCACCTTTTGGAAAAGAATTTCAAAAAAATTTACAACAAGTTTTAAACATTTCAGATAACATTAGAGCTAGTGGTAAGACTTTTGCTAACCCAAGCGGAACAGCAGATAGATTAGTCGGACAAGGTTTAATCTTTGGTGGTGGTGCAACAGCATTTACAGGTAATCCGGCTTTTATATTATCCGTACCTTTAGTTATTGGAAGTGCAAGGGTAACGGCAGGTTTAATGACTAACCCTAAATTTATAGGTTGGTTAGCACAAGGAATTAAAATATCAGGTAACAAAGGTGCTGACGCTGTAATTCAACATTTAGGAAAACTTGGCGTTATTATGGCAAACGCAGATAGCGAAACAAGACAATTTATCTATGAGTATTTACAAATGCTACAAGGTAAAAAAGGGGAATAGTCTAATGGCTACACAATCACAAAAAAACGAAAAAGAAATAATTAAATTACAAGGCGAATTGAAATTAATTAATAACAAGATAGACACTATAAAAAACAATCATCTACAACATATTGATTACAAAATTAATAACATTTATAAATTAATATGGCTGATTCTAACAATAAGCATAAGTGGACTTGTCAACTTGGTGATTACACTTCTTCAATAATATCCGATAGACAAAAAAGAACTTCATTAAAAGGTACGGCAAGTGAATATCAAGCTATTGCCCAATTGACAAAACAAGGGTATTTTGTAGCCAAAGCGGTAGATCCTGCTTGTCCGTTTGATATTGTTATTGTAAGTAAAAAAGGTAAAATAGAACTTTTAGATATTAAAACAAATACCTACCGCAAAACAAAAAAAGGCGTTAGTTTAGAAGATAAAGCTAAAGGCACATATAAAATTTATAGAGCTCCTACTAAACATCAAAAAGAATTAGGTATAAAATTATTTATGATTGATTATGAAACTGAATGAAAATACATCGGTGGCCATGCCTATCAAGAACATGGTAGGAATCATAATAGCAGTCAGTATGGGCATCTTTGCTTACACCGAAATAACTGCTAGACTTACATCACTAGAGACATCAAGGGAATTGATGAATGCTGATTTATTAAAAGCTAGTGAACAAACAACGGTGGATAAAGAGCAATTTTTATTACTTGAAGATTTATACGAAACAATAGAAAAACATCAAGAATTGCTAGACAAAAATATTCACAATCAAGTTATGCTTAACCATGTTGAAACACAATTAGAAAAAGCATTAACAGATATTGAGAAATTAAAAGATAAAGTAAGAGAAAACGGAAAAAATTATTAATGGAAGAAGTTGTTATAGCATTATTATTATTGATAAATGGTGAGATAAAAGAGCACCGTATTCAAGATTCAATGTCCGAATGTTTGAAAGGCAAAAGGGTGGCTTCTAGAGGTACTTCTAAATCAATAGAGTATCAATGCATCAAATCCCTTGCAGAAACAGAAATATACATGGGCGAAAAATCAATCAAAAAATTAATATTAGAATAATGGATAAATTTTTTTATAGTTTTTTTAATTTATTAGATAAATTTTCAACACATTTAGATAATGTGTTTTTTCCAAAAAAAAAGAAAAGAAAAAAAAAGTGTAAAGATTGTAAATGTAATTGTCATTGTGAAGATGTATTACATGCCCATTGGTACGATGGCGATCTTTGTGCTTGTGATAATTGCAAACATTAAGGATTTTATGAGGCGATACTATGGAATATTTACTTATAAAACTAGAATGTTTATTAAGAAAGTTATATGGTTTTGTTTGGCGGCAAAGAATAAAATTTACTTTAAAACATCTTAAAAAAAGGAGATAGTTATGTGGTTAAGTGCAATTAAACTGGCTGTAAATGCAGGTTCGCATATTTATAAAAAGAAAAAAGAAACGCAAATGCGTATGGCGGACGCACAAATGCTTCATGCAGAGAAGATGGCCAAAGGTGAGTTAGAATACTCAGGAAAATTATTAGAAGCAAGACAATCGGACTGGAAAGATGAGTTTGTTTTAATTGTACTCACTTTGCCTATTTTAGTAATTGCTTATGGAGTTTTTTCAGATGATCCAGGTGCTTCAGCTAAAATAAAAGAATTTTTTGAACAATTTCAACAACTGCCATCATGGTTCACTAATCTGTGGATTTTGGTCGTTGCATCAATTTACGGAATAAAAGGTACACAGATTTTTAAAGGCGGAATGTCTAATAAAAAATAATGTCCGATAATCTAGAGCTGATAAACGAATATAAGGATCAAGTTAGAATCCTTAAACAAGAAGTGGCAGAACTTCAAGATGCCGGTAAATCTAAAGATTCTGCTAACAAAAGATGTTTGCAAAAACTTGAACATTCACAACAAGATTTAGAACAAGCAAACAAAAAAATTAAACAATTAGAAGAAGAAAATAAAAAACTTACGGAAAAAAAAGAATGAAATACGCTTTATATATGATTATGTGTTCTGCCATAGCTGGTGAATGTATGCCACCGCACCAAATGGACAATAAATATAATGATATGTATAGTTGTTTAAATGCCGGATATAAAGAATCTTTAGCTAAATCAAAAGAAATAGGAAAACAAGAAATAAATGAACATCATATTTACTTAAAATTTGTTTGCAAAGAAGAAGAAGTTATAGTACCAAAACCAAAACCAAAGGTAGAAGCATGAAACTTACAAATAATTTTTCATTAAAAGAATTAACACAAAGCCAAACTGCATTAAGGAATGGTTTAGATAATACCCCTGACGAACAACAAATAGATAACCTACAAAATATTTGCGAAAAAATACTCCAACCATTAAGGGAATTTTATAATTTACCTGTTAAAGTTACTAGCGGATTTAGAAGTGAACAATTGGCAACTATGATAGGCTCAAAGCCAACAAGTCAGCATTGCAAAGGCGAAGCGGTCGATTTTGAGATACCAGGTGTTGACAATAAAGAAGTAGCTACAAAAATAAAAGATGAATTTACTTTTGATCAGCTAATTTTAGAATATTACAATGACACTGATATAAACTCAGGTTGGATTCATGTTAGCTTGAAAAATACAACATTTGAAAATGACAATAGGCAAATGTCTTTAATTAAAGACGAACAAGGTTATAAGGAATGGCAATAGACAAAGCTAAAATGAAATGCAATAGCCCTAGAAGACAAATATCTGGGGGTAAAAAATTTGTAGTTAAAGCATGTAAGAATGGTAAAGAAAAGATAATACGATTTGGAGATGCTAATATGACAATAAAAAAAAATAACCCTGCTAGAAGACGGAGCTTTAGGGCTAGACATAGATGCGATACGGCTAATGATAAGTTTTCGGCAAGGTACTGGTCTTGTAAAAAATGGTAAAATCAATTATAAAATTCATAGTGAAAGCTAGAATGCTGTATGCCGATTTAAGAGGTCATCATGGTAAAAGATGGAATTACGAACCCTCAGATTGGTATATGGGTAATCATAAACGAAAGAAAAAATAGGAGAATACTATGCCAATGGTAAATGGAAAAAAATATGCTTATACAAAAAAAGGTAAAGCAGCAGCAAAAAAAGCAATGAAAAAAAAGAAAAAGAAAAAATAATGTTAACATCAAAACAAAAAACTCTTCCACCAGCATTAAAGAAAAAAATTATTGCGGCGAAGATGAAAAAGAAAAAAAATAAGAAGAAAAAATAATGGCCAAACTATGTGCTAGAGGTAAAGCCGCTGCAAAGCGAAAATTTAAGGTGTACCCATCAGCGTATGCTAATATGTATGCTAGTGGAGTTTGTAGCGGTAAAATTACACCTGGCGGTAAAAAGAAAAAAAAGAAAAAAAGATAATGGCCAAAAAAGGATTAAGAAGCTGGGTTTCCGAAAGATGGGTTGACATAGCAAACAAAAGGTCGGACGGAAGCTACCCACCATGTGGACGAAGCAAAGGGGAAAAAAGAAAAAACTATCCCAAATGTGTACCCATTGCTAAAGCCAGATCAATGTCTTCTTCACAAAGAAGAGCTGCAGTTTCAAGAAAACAAAGTGCCGAAAGAAAATCAAGAAAAGGCAAAAAACCGAATTATGCAAGAACTTAAAAAAGTTAGGCGTAGCTTTCGTTGTAAAGCTGGGATAGACGGTGGGATAAGATTAACTTTTCCAAAAGTTCATTGCATTAATTAAGTAATCAGGGTCTAGTTCATTCTTCCATTTAAAGTTTTCAAAATCCGGTTGAATGTAGTCTTTGATTACTTTTGCGTCATTGCTTACTGACAAGAGGTTTTGCCTAACTTTACATCTTTGAATAAAATTAGGCAATCTTGACATGATAGCCTCCGGTTTAAGTAAGTCGTAATTACCGGCATGAAAAACTTTAAATGTTTCTTCATTAATATAACAAATATAAATTGGTAGGCCGGTTGCATAATGGTAAAAATCCGTTTGCAAAAGGTGGTCGCTTAATGGTTTATCCGGTAATTTTACAGTCAACCATGATCTAGTATTATCTTTTTTAAGTCTTCCTTGTTTTGGAAACTTACATTTATCCTCAATAACCATTTTACCTTTTAAATCAGCGTAGCCATGAACAGGAATTTCTATTCCGTCAAAAACTTTATATGCTTCTATTTCCGGCTTACACTTATCAAAGTCAGGTATTGTTTTATGTGCTTCATGTCCGTTAATAATCATTCTTTCAATTATTGTGCAAAAATGATTATAAGCGTCTAGTTCTACCGGATCAGGTATAAGTCTTTTTAACTTTTCATTTACCGGTACAAAATCATTGCTTGACATTATCTTTTACCTCCCATTCCGGCTTTAATACTAAAGGTTCTTCTAATTGCGGAATAAAATAAGACAAAGGTTTTTTTAAATATTTTGATACGGCTACAAGTTTGCAAATAGGAATTTTGTTTGTAGCTTTTTCATATTTCTGTATCTGTTGAAATGTTACTTTAATTGCATTGCCTAAATCTGTTTGTGTTACAAATTTATCAGGCATTTTTCTATTTGGGTTCATAGGATAAATATTTCTACTAGCTTTAGTTCTAGCTTCTTTAATCCTATTACCTATATGCTTGTATAGTTCTATATCGTCTTGTGTAGTATGTGTTAATTGACTTGGCATGTTTCCTTTCTTTGAAGACATAAATACCCTAACCCTAAAATACAATTTTTAATTTAATTAGTATTTAAGTATAAATACTATCTTGTTTATTTTCCAAAACAGCAATCTTTTCATGCAAAACAGGTAATTTGTCTTGGTATTTACGAATCATTCTTTTATGTTTGTTCATTCGTTCCACCCACCTGTCTTTCTTTGCTTTCAGATCCCTGATTTGTTTGGGATTTATGTTCATCATTATCCTTACTGACTAATTTAATTTTTGACCCAAGATTACGCCTGTCAGTAATTGTTATTAATGCGTCTTCTTTGGGCATTTCTTGTTCATGAGCTTTTCTAGTAGCTTCCTCTACCGAATCGCCAACAAAAAATTCTTTAAAATTTACAATCATTTCTTGTAAAGTATTTTTTTCTACTTTAGCCATTTAATACAATGTTTCTTCTATATCCTTTTAAACGCTTTAAATCTTTTCTTTGTTCTAATTTATTAATCAAAACAGTTACCGAATTTTTACTTTTAAAATCCAACGCATCAGCCATTTCTTGATAAGTTGGATAATACTTGTTCTTTTTGACATATTTTTTAATGAAATTCAATAGTTTCATCATTAAAGGTGTCATAGGAATAGTTGTTTCACTTGCCATTATTTTCTTCCATTTTAAGATTCCTATTCAATTCGTTATATCCATTTATGTCATCATAGGTATCTTTTTTATATTTTTTATTTGTAATTGAACGCCATAATTTAACTAAAGTCATGCAAATACCAAAAATATTATTTGGGCAACGAACTTGATAACCATTAAAAGCCGATAAAATACTTTCTAACATGCCTTTAAAAGCATAACTTGTAGAACTAAAACTACCATATTGTTCTTGTTTGGTTTTTAAAAGTTTTTCTAATTCTTTAGTTATTTCGTTTATATTTTTAATATTATTTGTCATAACCTAAATCATAATTAAGTTGTTCTTCATAACCCATATAATAATTGTTGTTTAAATCTTTACAATAATGGCCAAACACATGATAATTTTTATAAGTAGCATAAGTTAATGGTTCATATTGTTTATGATTTTCATTCTTTACAAATTTAACATTGTTATAAAATGCTTCTTCACAAGTTATAGGTCTTAATGTAAAGCCAATAGGTATCTTAACGGCAGCATAACTATCGCCAACAATTATTAACAAGTACAAAAAAAACACTTTCACTAAATATCAAAAGCATTACTTGGTTGTGATTGTGTTTGTTGTTGTTCTTTTGGTTTTGGATCATTTTGATAACCGGCAATATTTGGACTATCCGATTGATCATTTAACCAACCTATTAAACTTTTTTCATTAGGGGCTACTTCCGGTGCATGTAAATTACCGGTAAATTTATTATCATCACCTCTAAATAAAACACCTACTTGGGCAAAAATTCTTATGAATTTAGTACCTTTAGCAGAAGTTCCTTTACTTCCTAATATTGTTCCCTTTTCGCCGTTGGCTAACTTTGTGTTGCCGGAAAAATCTATTTTTACAGATTTTTCATGGTTTGGGTTATATGGAAACAGCACCCAGTCTTTTTGCTTACCAGCCTGATTTGACATTTTGTCCTCCGTTGTTTTTGATTGTATTAGCTTTGGTATCAAATACTTTCTTTATTCTTTCGTTATTAGTTTCCCATTTTGAATATAAAGCATTTAATTTTGTTTCAGTCTTTTGATTTTCAATTTGTTTTTCAATTGAATCATTGTTTGGTTTATTTTGATTTTTTAATGCGTTAGCTAATTCATCAGCCGAAGCAAATTCCGTACCATGCAGACCGAAACTTGCTAAACATCTTCCTAAACTTGATGTAAAAGCATTTTCTAAAGCCGAAGTTCTATTAACAAAACTTGCATCTCTTTTTTCTTCTGCATGGCCGGTACTATAAGGAGCATCACCTATATACAAAGTCGTTTTAGTTATAACTTTTTTATCGTCTTGATAAATTAATTGTTCGTCTATTTTAGATTCTGGAAAAAATTTAAGTAAATGATTATGTCTTCTAGCAACTGTTAAATAATCTTTACCCTTGAAATCAAGTTTTTCAACTTCAGCATCTAATTTTTCAATACATTCTTTTCTTCTATCTTTAAAAGAACCTTTACTTTTTTCTTCCGTCTTTTGTGTCATGTTTCCTTTCATTTTCATTTTTTTGTTCAATATCCTTTAATGCTTTAGCATGTATATAACTTTGATTTTTAGCTTTATTTCTTTCCGATTGTTCTAAATCTTTAACTTTCTTTGTTAAATCGGTAATTTCTTGATCCCTTTGTCTTATCAAACTATCTTGTTTTTTAACTTGTTTTGTAAGATTACGATTTTGTGTTTGAAGTTTTGCTAGTTGCTCCAGCATTTGGTTTGCCTTTCATTATTTCATTTATAGTTAGTTTATGAACTATGATGTCTTGTAAAGCTCTACCTACAATTCCACCAAAAATCATTTTCATATTAGGGGGCTGCTTCTTCCTATCTTTTTCATCAAGAACGCAATAATTGTAAAACCATTGATCCGTTGATTTAGTTAATTGAGAGGGAGAAAGATGATCTGCGGAGAAACAACCCCCCTCCTTTCTATGCTTCCACATCTTACCTATTTTAATTAACATTGATTCGAAACCTAATACAAATCTTGTAAAAAAACAATACATAATTTCATTGATTTTAAAAATAATATTTTATAAATCTAGGTTATGGGTTTCCGATTCATTAAATATAAAAAAAAACGAATCAAAGTTTTATGGGAAAATTGCGGAGATTGTCATGCAATATTCTATCCGGATTCCCTTATTCTGCGAATCAATCCAAACTTGTCAAAACAAATGATGGCACAAACATTATTCCATGAACTTTGGCATATTATTTGTTGGGTAAATAAAATTAACATAAATAAAATCGGCGAAGAAAAAACAGCTCTTTTGGCCGAAGAATTTATTCCCATTTTAAAATCTAACAACAAGTTACGGAAATTGATTAATGAATATTTACGGTGATATGAAATTTTGTAGTGTACCTAGTTGTGATAACAAAGCTGATGTTGTTGAAAATCATAGGGATTACTGCGCTGAATGTTGGTGGAAAAGATTTTCCGGAACTAAAACATCGTTAAAAAAATATGAAAAAAATATGGTAAATGAAAAGGAGCTTGAAGATGAAAAAACAAGACAAGAAAATATTAAAAGGTTCAAAGAAATATAAAATTATCTATGCCGACCCACCCTGGTATTTTAAAAGTTATTCAAAAAAAGGTGAAGACCGTAACGCTACCAAACATTATTCTTGCATGGAATTTAACGATTTATTGGATCTTAATATCAATGATATTGCTGATATGGATTGTTGTTTGTTTATGTGGGTTACTGATCCTTTTTTGGAAAAATCTTTTAAGCTACTTAAACAATGGGGATTTAAATATAAAACAATCGCTTTTACATGGGCTAAAAAAAATAAAACAAATGATAATTTCTTTATGGGATTAGGTTATTGGACAAGGGCTAACCCTGAAATTTGTTTGTTAGCTACTAAAGGTAAGCCAAAAAGATTTTATAAAAATGTAAAACAATTAGTTATTGATAGTCGTAGGGAACATTCAAGAAAACCGGATATTATTAGAACTAACATTGTAAATCTTTGCGGCGATTTACCAAGAATTGAATTGTTTGCTAGGCAAAAGGTTCAAGGTTGGGATTGTTGGGGTAACGAAGTTTGATTGTCAAATTAGAACCTTACGAAATAGAAATGGCTACGCAAGTTGCTAATAAAAGATATGTTGAAAATATAAAAATGAAAAAAACTTTTGGGCATGGTTTCAAAGGTACGGAAGAAAAAACATTATCTTTAGGAATTATTGGGGCAATGGGCGAAGTTGCATATTGTAAAGGTAAAAATGTTTTTTTTAATGGTAGTTATACCGATACTTATAGCCGCTACGATAAAGCTGATGTTGGTAAGGATATTGAAATAAGAACACAACAAAGAAAACAAAACAATACTTTAATCATAAGGCCAATTGAAAAAAAAGGTAAATATGTTTTAATTACTTATGACGGCAACCACACATATACAATACAAGGTTGGTTTCCATATTTTACAAAGCTAGACGATAAATACCTTACGGACTTTGGCCTTGATAGACCTAAATGCTGGAGTATTCCAATAAAAGATTTATACAACATTAACGATTTATGACGGACAAAATTAATTTTAAAATTTTTAAGCCATTCGGTTCTACATTAGCAAAAGCAACATTACCTTTAGAATTAATAAAAGATTTCAAAGAAGATTTAAAAAAAATAAGACAAGACAAACAAAAAAGAAAAGACCATGATTGGTCAAAAAGACTTGTTGGCCATGTTGCCGAAGAATATTTAATTTCGCCGGAAATAATGTTAAAATGGAAAAGAAAATTCTTTGACCCTATTATGGTTTCTTATACCAATGCACATTTCAGAGAAGAAACTGTAAAATCAATATTAATTAATTCAGCTTGGTATGTCATATCTAAACCCAACGATTACAACCCAATTCATAGACATACGGAATACACAAAAAACAAAAATTATCATTTATCAAGCGTAGGTTACTTACAAATTCCGCAATCAATGATTCCTACGGAAAATGCAAAAGAGCATAATGATTTTTCCGGTAATACAGAATTTGTAGAGGGTTCGGAGGGTATGTTCAATGATTCTAATTACAGGGTTATGCCAAAAGATATGGAGCGTACTTGGATTCTTTTTCCAAATAATCTTTCGCATCAAGTATATCCTTTTAATTCTTCAAACAAAGATGAAGAAAGAATTTCTTTTAGTTTTAATGCTACTATTAATTTTGAAGAAAATATAAACTAATCATTGTTAGTTCTATTATTATAATTGCTTCTAACATAACTACCCTTACCCTTTTTCGGTTTTATTATTCGTAATTTGTAATATGCTTTTATCAAAGTCTTGGCAATAGGATTTCTTTTTAAATTTGTTTTCATAATGTTTATAAATAATACCTTTAGAAGATAAAATATTTTTTAAGGTTAATCTTGCTACTTCTTTAATATCAATAGTTTGTTCAAGTTTCATTTTTTAACCTTTCTTCTATAATAGGAATTATATCTTTATTTATTTCAGAACCAACCCATCTTCTTTCATTTAACTTACAAGCTATCGCCGTTGTGCCGCTACCTAAAAAAGGATCATAAACAACTTCGCCAAGTTCGGTAAAACAATTTATATGCCTAGAACATATTTCAACCGGCATAGAATTTTTAAATCCGCTTGGTTTGATACAAAATATATCTTCTAAAATTCTTTTTGTTGGCGGTACTTTTCTTTTGTTTTGTGTAAAGGTAATTAAATGTTGATAAGGTAATTTGTATAAATCTATATTAAAAGATTTTACCCAAATTTTATAACTAAAAACTTTCCAACCCAAACTT